CCTGCATAGTAATTATAGAACAACTGAACATACTTAAAGTCCTTTTGTTCTAATCCTTTTTGTAATGCTTCAAACGCTAATGGTTCTAATGGTGTTAGCTTTTCTATAAGTGCAACTTCATCAGCTTTGGATTTTCTTCCTGCTGTTGTATGCCCACCATTGTTTTTTCTTTTATCCATAATTAAAAAAGATTATTATTAATTATACTATAACAATAAGATTATTAGTTTTTTGTTAATAGAAAATTATATTTTCCCTAAACTAAATCAAATTCTCCACTTGAAATTCTCTTTGGTTCGTACCTATTTAAACGTGCTTTTAAAAAGTTATACTTGTTTAATAGTGTATCGTATTTTTCAGCTTCTTCTACTAATGCTTCTGCAATTTTATTGTTTACTATGTAAGTATGTTTTTCTTCTAGTTTCTTGTATTCTATTTCATAATATCCTTCTATTGAAACAGCTTGGCTTAAAAAATCAGGGTTTAATTTTGCAGCGTGTTCCACCCTTTTGTTTAGGGTTTCATAGTCTTGTCTTAATTGTTCATCATATTCTAGCCAATCTTTTATGTTTTTTAATGAATGTAATGCTGTTGCGTGGTCTCTATTCATTGTCTTACCTATTGCTTCTAAACTCATTCTACTATTGTCCCTTAATAGCTTATAATAGATTGCACGTGCTTCTACATACTTTCTTTGTCTTGTTTTTAAATCTATTTTTAATTTATAAAAATCTTCTACCATCTCTTTAATCATTTCGTGTTTCATTGTCTATTTCGTTTATTGTGTTAATTATTTGTCTTATTGTCATATATCCTGATTCGTGTATTGCTTTCAGTATTCCTGCACAGGCTTCATATTCTTCTACTTCTTCGTACATATCAATAGCTTCTTCAAGTTCCGATATGTCTTTTCCGTTTGCTATATCTATTAAAGCAAGTAAGTAAAATTCTTCTACTATTTCTTTATTCAAAACATTTCTATTTGATTTTCATTATCATAATTTCTTGCGTGTTTCATATTTTGTGATGGTGTATTCCATTCTAAATTTAATATGTGATAGTTTTTTTGGTTTTTATCTATATGGTTTACTTGTGTAAATTTTTTCTTTTCTTTATTTTCTAAAAAGCTACAAGCTACTAACCTATGAATTTGATAGGTGTTTTTTTTCCCAAAGTCATTAGTTAAATTAACAGTAGGATATGAATTATTTGAGTTTTTTTTATCAATTAATATGTTCTTATATTTGTTGTTTTTTAAATCATATACTTGACCCCTTCTATTAATTCTATAGTTTGAAAAGTATTCAACAATTTCCGTGTTATACTTCCAATGTTTTAAAGGTTCTAATTTGCTTAAATAGTCTTTTTCAAATAAAGAAAACTGCTTCATACTATAATATTCCTCTCATTACATATTGGTCTAAGTCGTTTCCATCTTGAAAGAAGTATTTGTAATTGTCTACTGCTTGTATAAATTTCTGTTCGCCTTTTGCTATAAAGTCATCAGTAGTTTCAAATATTCCTATGTCAGTACTTGCTTTGTCTATTACAAGAAAGGTAAACTTCTTTTTGTTAAACAATCTTAGATACATATACGCTTGTAAATCATAACCATATTTATCAGCCGACCATTTAAAACTTGATAGTTCAGCAGTAGTTTTATAGTCTATAATTGTATCGCCTTGTATAATATCTGCTTTACCCCTAAATGGTAATCCATTTAACATTGCTATTTCAGGTACTTCAAATTCACTATCGGTTAGTAATTGTAGTGCTGCTTCATTTCTAAATATTGCATCCGTTAGACGCTCTGCTGCACTTCTTTCTTTTGTTAGGAATACTTCCCCATATTGTTCTTTAGCTTCTTTATATATCTTTGTGTTCTTTGTGGAAGCATCTACAAAGTGTAGTTTATCTATTTTGTGTGGTTCTAATACCATCCAATGCGCTAACTTACCTGCTGCTAATGCAGGGCTATCTCCATTAGGGTCTCCATACTTCATTACGTTTCTATAAGTCTTAGGACTTTTAAGTATCATTTTAAGACTTGAACTACTCAAAGCGTGTTTGCCTAATACGCCATAATAGAATGAGTCATCATACATTTGTGCAAGAATTTCTTCCTTACCCCAATGCTCTCCATTTAATAGTGTTATCATAATCTTGTTATTTCTTGTTGTTGTTCGTTACGTTTATTTAATTCTTGTTCGCATCTCCTGCGATACCCATTAAGTTGTGTAGGGTCATTTACTACCCTTTCTAGTTCTTGGATAGTGTAAGATTGATAAAATAGTTCTTCGTACATAATTGTTTTGTTTTTGTAAATATAAACAATTTTTTAACAACTACTACTTTTCTTCTTTATTTTTTTCTAATTTTTTTTCAATTACTTCAATCTTATTTAAAGCAACTACTAATGCTTGTTGTACTAATTTAAGGTCATACTGCATTTTTACTAATGTTTGTTCTTTCATTTCTGTTGTTTAATTTTTTCTAAATAAAGTATAAAATCCATTGCTTCTTCCTGTGCGTGATTTACCCAAGCATAGAAACCATCAGGACTATCGTGTAAAGTTGTACCATATTTTATAATACCATCCCTTGAACGTGCCTTAAATTTATCTATTACCTTTAATACTATCGGGTCTTTAGGTAAGTTGTTATAAGAATATCCTGTGCTATCTGTAGACCACTTCCCATCTTCCATCATTTCTTCATACTTCTTTATTGAATCACTCATTGTTTTTTTTGTTTCCATTAATGTCATAACCCATAAGCCGAAGTATTTCCAAGTGAATCATTCGCATTATAAAGTATGCAAATATTATTTTAAATAAAAGTATTATATAACCAATAAATATATTAAAGACCAACATTTATTTTTGTTTGTAGTTTATCAATTTTTCTTTGTAGTTCAGCTATTTTACTTTCAGCTTCCCTAGCACGTATAACAGCCCTTGTTTTATCACTTCTATATTCGCTTAATGATTGTTCATACGCCCTTTCATTACTAATTAAGTTGTGTACATAAAACCCTACTTCTTGCCACGCATAATACATATCGTTTAACGCTTGGTTTTCAGGTTTTAGTTTCTTGTTTTTAATAATATGCTCCCCAATTAAATTGAAGTTAGTGTAATACTCAAATTCCTTGATATTGTTTAGTTTCTTGTTCATATTTTATTTTTTGTTTCTCTAAGTGTTTTATGTCATTGTATCTTACTTTAACTAAAACATCCTTTCTTTCTTTTCTTGTGTATAGCTTATTGTAATCTTTTTTATCTTTTGCAATTTCCTTAATATTTTTAACATAATCAAATAATTCTTTTGTCTTAAAGAAACAAAAAGATTTTAATTCAACAACATCAAATACAATATAATCTGCTTCTCCTTCTAACCAACCCTTATTCCCTCTAACATTTTTTAACTCTAACCATATAGTTTCTAAGTGCCTATTTCCTTTTACATCAACTGAAAACTCATTTACATAAAAATCTATATGTTTATTAATGTCATCATTTCGGTTTGATTTAACACAAGTATTACCACGCAATTCCATCAAATCTTTAAATTTTTTTTCAGCATCATTTCCTTGTTTAAATGAATATTGATACCTACCTTTTGATACTGCCATTAAGAATATTCTTTAAATACTCGTTCTAGCTTCTTCCAAACACCATTTAAAAAACAACTACTGCAACTTGTCAATTCTCTATTGTCTTTAAATACTCTGTTGTAAATAACTAATAGTTCTTTTTGTTCAGGTACTGTAACTTGGTTTATTTTTCCAATACGTTCTGATAAATAATTGTATTCATCTTCTGTAAAACATAAAGGCTTTTGGTATGGAAATATGTGATTTAAAACTTTTTTTCTTTCATCACAGCCACAATCTTCGCCTGCTAAAAACTTAACAGCTTTTTCTATTCCTGTTGCTTTTGTAATCTTTGCAACGGTATCTCCAACACCTTCACTTTTATTAGCGTGGTTCTTTTTCCATTCTTTGTAAGCCTTACTTCTTTTGTCTCCTTTAAATTCTTCCATAATTTTTAAATTAATTCGTAATCGTTATTTTTGTAATCTTCATAATCTTCTCCAAACTTTTCTTTTAATTCTTGCTTTGCATTTTTTAAAGTGTGGTATATACTTACCCAACTTATTCCTGTTTCAGAAGCTATACCCCTTATACTTAAATCAGAATCACGATATAACAAAAAAAGTTTTCGTTCATACCATCTCCATTCATTTATATGTTCATCTATTAATTGACATATTTCATTATAAGCTACTTGTTCATCCAACGAATCACTGTATTCCACTTGTTGGGTATATTCTTCATCGTCAAGATAAACTTTGTTAATTTTCTTCTTACTATTATAATATTGATAAAAAATTGACCGTAAAGTGAAATAAATATATCCCCTACTAACAACCCCATCTTT